AGCGCCACCCAGCAGGCTGTTTAAGTGCGAACTGTCGAGGAGCTGGGAAAGCTGCTTGTTAAACTGGGTCAGTAATCCGGTGGAAGTCTGGAGAGCTGAGTTATAGGCAGAAGAATAGTCAGACGCGCGGGCAGTCTTCTGTGCCCCCAGGTCCTTAATGGACTGGAGGTCTGATGTGGGCAGGATACCCTTCTGGGCAAGGATCTGCTGGGCATTCCCCTTGTTCTGCACAGCCTGATTCAGCATGCTGCCGAACTGCTGGGCACCCATGCCTTTCTGGGCAGCCCTGTTATAGGCTTCCATGGTGGTAGCCCAGGCACCCGCATTCTGCCCGAAGACCTGCTGGAGGTCGATGAATCCAGTCTGCCCTGGGGTCAGGTTAGCGGCCAGTTGCTTCTGGGAGATAGAATTACGCCCGCTGTACATCCGGCGCATCATGCCCTGGATAACAGCACCCGCATTGTTCGTCTGCCCTGGCCTGCCCAGTACCCTCGGGGTCACGGGATAGCCAAGAGCCCGCATCATCATGGATGTCTGCGGGTTGTAAAGCTGCCCTGCCATATTGGCTGAGCCAGACAGGCCCAGTGTGGGGTTAATGTACCCGAATGCCCCTGTGGCCCCCATGATGTTACGGCCCTGCTGGGTCGATGAGGGATTCCAGGTGCCCGCAACTGAATTCAGGATCAACTGCCCCTGGGCAGCGTCCATTGTGTTATTAGCGATAGCCCAGGGGGTATTGCCATTGCCCCCGAAAGCCTGGCCGTAAAGCTGCTGGTTAATCTGCCCGAACGTCATGTTCGTCGGGGCCATAAGGGATGCCTGCTGGGCGTAGGCGTTCATCCCCACCTGGTTGGAGAACTGCTGCTTCCCGAACGTGGCGATAGCAGTGTAAATGCCACCTAATGCCCCGCCAATAGTGGCAGCATTACCCGACAGCCTGTTCGCCTGGCCAGGACCATAGCCAGCCATCTGGTTAAGCAGGGTGCGAGAGCCGAACGTGGGCGCATTACCCGTGGGCGTGGGGGGTGCAGGAGGAGGCGCGGCGTGCCTGGGGTTATACCCGTAGGGAGTCTGGCCAAGCTGACCGCCACTAGGCGGTGGGGGAGGAGGTGCTGGCCTGGGGAAGAGCGGGGCGTTTCCTGTCCCCGTTCCCCCGCCAGCAGGGTTGGCCCTGTAATTAGAAGTAGGACCGCCAGTAGTAACACCACTCTGGCGCAGGCCATTGATGGCCGTCGTCAAGTCCTGGACTCTCTGAGTCAGGACATCAATGGCCTGCTGGAGCTGATTTCCCCCTAAGAGGGTACCCCCAGGACTAGGTGTTGCCACGAGACCTCTCCCGTTCAGCCTTCACTTGCGCCCACCGAACCCAGTGACGGCGCTCTCGCACACAAAGACTTTTGATATCCGGGAGGGTCCAGTTAAGTACTACGACTAGTGTTTCGATCTCATTGTACAAACGGTAGTAGCTAGTATCCGATGCCGAGAAACAAATCGCCGATGCCAATCACCAGTTCGACCTGCTCCCCGCAATCGGCGTGCTCAAACCTGACTTCATTATAGCGTGGGCCTGGCTGCCTTTTAGCTAGCTCATTAAGGATCGCACGCCTGTCGGGAATGGACATCTGCCGTGCCATGGCGGGGAATGCCACGGTGCTGATTTCCATGCCCTGCTCATTAACAACATGCTGGATTGTCTTGGACAGCAAGATGGAATCCCGCTCAGCCTGGGTCAGCTTATTGTTCTCGAACATGGCTGTCTGGTCATGACCGTTAGCCAGCCTGACGCGTGCCTCACGGCCCTTGCGCAGCTTAATGGTGAATACCTGGTCAGTCGCAGGGTTCTCCAGCTCCTTGTCGGGGATTTCATCGAGGGTAATACGGAGGGTGGTTTCCCCCTCGCACTTGGGGCATACCCACTTCTCTACCTCAATCTCATCCCCGTACGTGGCCCGCCTGATTTCCAGGATCAGGTGCTCCCTGTCCCCGATCAGCAGATCCTTGAGCAGGCTCTCTGTCTGGGCTTCCGGGAGATCCCCGATCTGCTTGACGCCGCACTTGAGCAGGGTGTCAATGAAATGGAACGGGTTAAGGGACTGGGACGCACGTGACAATGCTTCCTCGTGCTCACCTGTCAGCTCACGAACCGTGGCGTGCTTGATAAGGGTGTTGCCCTTCATCAGTCCGCCAGGTAATGTCACCAGGTCATTGGGTGGGACCTGGACATCCGGAACATCAGGCTGTGTTTCCGCTAAGAGTGCAGCGATTTCAGCATTAGCCTTCTCAGGGTTTTCCATCGGGTTGACGGGCCTGGGACGGCGTGTTGTACTAGTGTTAGCCATTTGATTCTCCTAATTAAGATGGCTGGCAGGCGCAACTTGGTTAGGGATACGCCGGAACTTTGGCCTGCCAGCCAGCTTGATCATATCACGAAGGTGCGTGCGTGCTCGGCGGGGTTGGCGGGGTCTTGGCATCGCTGGAGCCGATGGCGGTAGCCAGGGTGTAGTCGAAGCCCTCGTGGGCCAGGGACATCTGCTCGATAAGGAGCTGGTTAGCCCCCGCGTCCAGGTCAGACCAGCTCACAGATGTGGGCCAGGCATTGTAGATGCGGAACCACGCCTTGACATTCACTGTCCCCGAGGTCACAGGGTGGTCAAGTACCTGCACGTCCACGGTGCGCCGGAAGTCGGTGCCTGGGGTGGTCGTGCCAGAGCCCTGGATCACGGTGAAAAGCTGGGTAAGCCAGTCGATGTCCACCGTGTTGCCCATGATGACGCCACGGGAGAAGGTGATGGGCGAGAAGTCAGCCTGCCCAGGCATCTTCTGCGTGGTGGTGTTGTAGCCACCCTCACGGTAGGCGATAACGTCAATGTTGATGTTGAATCCGGACACTGACATGAAGCCGATATTAATGGCTGACCCCGTGGGGCGGCTGATTGTCACCACGAACTTGAAGTTGCGCAGCGGGTCAGTCGCCAGGGTGGCCAGCGAGCTTAACTGCTGTACTGACACGGGTTACTCCTCAGGAGGTAGTCGAATTCTGCTGGAGCTGCTGAATGTTAATGAAGATGAACTCAGCAGGACTTAGTAGAGCAACCGCGACAGAAACATTGACAATGCCTGCCTGCACCTGTGCGGGGCTGTTCGTGGTGCTGTCACAGACAACCGAGAATGCTGTGGCGGGGGTAGTTCCCCCCAGCATTCCTGCCTGCATGGCCTGGAGAAGGTAATTGGTCAGGACAGCCACGATCTGATTCCATAATGGCTGGGCATTCGGCTCGAACACAGCGAACTGGGTAAGGTTCAGGAAGTCGTGCTCGAACTTCATCAGCGTGCGCCGGACCGCGACGTAACGGTCTGGGTAGCCGACCTGCTGGGTGCGCGCACCGTAAATGCAGAACCCTGATCCTGGTACTGACTTGATCGCGTTGATATTCGCGTTGTTCAGGTTGTCCAGGTCAGCGGGAGTGAAGGCTGCCTCAAGCGCGACCGCGCTGATCTTCCCGTAAGAAGTACCCGCAGGGGACTGCTGGGTGCCCGCAATAGTATCCGTCCTGTTCCAGGCACCTAGTGCCGCTGCCCCAGGGGGCATCCATGTGGTTGCCCCAGGAATAGAGCTGGACGGGTCCTGCACAAGCAGCCACGGGGCGTAGATAACCGCGTAGGTGGAGTCCGTGATAGACGAGGCCAGGGAGGTGTAGTTGGTAACCACCTGGGATGATGTCTCAGGGAATGACGGAGCGGGTCCGTCAATAACCACCATGACATCCTCACGGCCGATAGCCCAGCTAATGACCTGGTTAATGACCGTGGAGTTTGTCACGCCAGGGAGATTCACGTTGAGAATCTGGTCCTGGAGGGCGTCAAATGCCGCAGGAACAGCAGCTCCCATAGCGGGGGCAGCCGATCCGTCCCCGCCGCCAGCCATGGCCGTGGGGGTCAGGACAGCCAGGTCAGTAGTACCCGCCACGTAGGTGCCCCCTGGGAGGGTGGGGGTTAACGTGACGAACTGGGAGCCAGCCCTGGGGGAGTTGATGATGTTAACGACATAACGCGGGTCAGCAGGGTTCATGGACACGCTGTTGTACTGTTCCACAAGGTACTGTGACGTGGTGCCGCCATTGAAAATGGAAAGGTTTGCGTACCCTGTTCCCGCTGCTGCCACGCCCACGTAAATGTTATTGGCATAAGCACCTGGGTACTTCGATGTCACTGTCAGGATGTCCACGGGGGACCCCGCGATGTCCAGCAGGTTAATAGAAGCCGTAGTGGCATCAGTATTGGCAACCCGGAGAACGAAGCACTGCTGCCCGCCGTTCGAGAAGAACTGGCTGACCGCG